ATACCTAAAAGTTTCTTGACAGAGACTAAGATACTGTCTTCTGGCGTTGGTGTATCTGCCATAAATATCACCCGTTAAGTTTAGTAGAGCCACTATCTTTAACTTCGATGAACTGTTTCATACAGTATCCATTAACTTGCATTCCAGATTTGGAAACATAGTTTACTTTATAGAATTGCGCATTGGGATACGAAACATCCAAAGTTAATTCGGATCCTCTTGGAAGAACTTCCAAAATAGCAGAATCCAAAGAAGCCTTCTCACGAACTCTCAATAAAGCAGCAGTGACAGTCCCTTTGACTGGGGCCATCTTTACAACTTTAGTCTCTTCAACTTTTTTGTTAGCCATATTTTTACTCCTTTTTCCATTCTATGGTATCACCGACTCGTCTGTCAACAATATCATTCTTTCTTATAAGATTCTCGTCACCATAATGTATAGCGTTATGAGTGTCGAACGAAACACAAACAAGAAAATTAGGATCCAATAATTTTTCAGGACACTTGTCGAGCTCGTCTAAAGAAATTGGATTCATATGATGAATATAAATAGAATCATAAATCTCATGACCTGGAAAGGCAAGATCTAAACCAGAATCTCTGACAATAACAAAGTTCCGAATCTTTTTCCATTCTTGAGATTTGTAAAACCTTTGGTTAAGATAACGATCGAACCCGAAAGTGGATTGCCCGACATTCCCGAACAACCTAAGATAATTGTATCTTCCTTCAAAGGTGTCAATCTTAATCAAATCTGAATATCTACGTTCCATCTTTGTTTGGATTGTTAGGATCCTGCATTGTTGGATCCACAAGTTGGTCATTTGAATTCTGACCACTATAAGAACGGAAAGCTTGTAACGCTTCGCTATACAGTTTCTTGTTTTCTTGTGAATCTTCAAGATTCTGCTTCTTTGCTTCGAGTAAGGCATTCTCTCTTCGTATTTTTTCGAGCTCCAATTGTTCCCTTTCAGAACCAAGTTTTAGAAACTGAGTAATTATCTGTGAAGATGCAATACCTTCACGAATTTGTCTCTCGGCTTCATCAGTAGCTAGAGATATCAGTTGATTCATTCTAGCCTCTGGCGATATAGCAGGCCTAAGCATGTGTGAATCACTGCTACCGTCAGGGTTGCATTTACGTGTCCGCATACTTTTGCCTCCTTCAAATATACTTTCTTGATACTTTTAGGTGACTGTTTTGCAGAGTGTGCTAAGTTTACACAGACTTTACCATTGTGGCAAAGGAGAAAGCCGATAAGTTGCAGCAGCAATCGGTGCCATGCAAGCATAACACACTCGGAAAAGCAGTCACGGTACAAAAACATTTCACAAAATATCCCGCCGGGGATTTTTCAAAGACCGAAGCGATTCCTAAGGGGGTGTATTTTTTGGGATACCCCCCTCGGGTGGGGCAGAATAGCCATAGTTAGCCCTTTTTAGGCGTTTCTACAGTGTTTTCAGCTCCTTTTGCTTCTTTTGCATAAACTTTAACGTACTTAACAAAGGCACCATCTTTACTAATTGCACCAGTTTCAACTAATTGATCAATTGCATTCTCAACTTCATCATTGTTAAGCTCATCAGAGAGCTGGTAAGAAGTTTTAGCTATGCGGTTGATTCGTTCACAAGTACAATAGCCTTTTGAGATGTCAAAGAAGTACCATTCATCCCAATCTGTGAAAGGATTGTAAGGATTGTCAGCAGTAGTAAGCCTAACTCTGTCTAGCATTCTCTTAGTTCTCCTTTCCAGACAAGTACTTTACAACAGTAGAAGATGAGATGTGTAATGCATCAGCGATTTCAGCATTGGTGTAACCCATTGTGGACAGTGACTTAAGTCTAGAGACTTGACCTTTTGAAAGGCTAACAGTATCTCTTGGCATAGCAATCTGTTTAAGTCGCTCATCATCAACGTTTGCTAGTATTAGTTTTAGCATTGTTGGTGAAATAGCACCTGCCTGTATGGCTTCCCATTCTTTGTCGTCAATGTAAACAGCCTTCCTCTTAGCGTTCGTTCTAGCACGAGCCTTTTGAAGAATTCGCTGTGACATCTTCATAGCTTCCTCATCTGATAGATCTGGATTCTCTTGCTTGATAGCCTTCATGGCAGATGCTGTTATCATCTGTGCTTGACGCTCACGAGGGGCGTTTCTTAGAGCTTCATCAAGTTTATAATTAAGAGAGTTCACCTGTTCCAAGTATGTCTTATTAGAAGACGCCGAATAACTCTTATCTTTGATAGTCAAGCTTTCTTTGCGTGCTTCATTTGCTAAACTCTTCATCTTATTAGCATAGTCAGCATACAATTCTTCTTGAGGAGTATCACCAACAGAGATAAGATCACGTGCATCATCAGCTTCCATCATCTTAGTGGAAGTAGTTGTTGCAATATGGTCTATTATTTTCTGTCCGTCTTTAACTTGAACAACTTTTCCTTCGTCATTCTTGTAAACCATTTTTCCATCTTGGGTAAATACTCTAGCATGTTTCTTATTGCCCTGCGAATCAACATAGTTTACATCAGAATATATTTTGTTTGTCTCACGATATAGCTTTTTGCCAGTCTTCGGATCAATGGTCATAGTCTTTTTCTCTTTTTGAGAATATACTTGACCAGTCTTTTCATCCAAATATAGCTTATTTTCAGGATCGACCAATGTTAAAATATGGCCAGTATCCTTAGCTACATAGGCACCTTCTTTTCTTTCTGGAACACGAACTTCAGATTTGGCTCTAGAAATTAAAGTAGCAGCACCTTCGTGAGTTTTACCATTAGGTTCGGTTTGACTCTGGTACTTCGTGTGAAGAGCTCCAATACCATTGTCAATATAACTTTGTTTATAGTCCAAATGGTGCTTCTCAGCATCAATGACAACCATGGAGTGCTTGACTGCTCTAACCTTTTCTTCATCTGTGGCTCCTCTAAGAGTCATATCTGTGATCAAGTTAGAAATCTTACCCATTTCATTCTGAGTATTAGTCATGAGTTTATACTCATGGCCATTTCTCACATAGTGGGTTTCGCCAGCATCATCCTTATATGTTTGTTTAGGATCTGGACCATAACTAGAGGTGGGATCAAAGCCAATTAATCCTTTTAGAGGATCAGTTGACTCAACCTTAACTTTTTCAGAAAGCGGAATAACCATGACAGTATCACCATCAAAGTCCGCTCCTGAAAGTCGTTCAGCAACTTTAGAATTTATGCCAACAGCATCTCTAGCATTTGGCGTAAGAACTTCTTTTCCTTCTTTGTTTCTGTTGTTAACAGTCAAAATAGGAATTTCAAAAGTTCCTGCGTGAGGATAACGAATCAATGCCACTTGACTTCCATCTTTGAAGTTAGGAGCATAGACTTCATCATCTTTAATTGTCGTAAGAGGCAATATAACCTGATACTTTTGGCCAGGTAGCGGAGCAGCTTTAAGATCTACAGCTGCTTTATCGCATTTATCTGCGAACTCAAGCAACATTTGACGCTTAACAGTAGGATTGCTGACACTCTCAATTTCATCAAACTCACTTTGCTTATTTTCTTCAGCTAATTTAAGCTGACGATTAATGAGCTGTTTTGGCTGCTTTGATAAGAATTGAGAAGGAAGTTCCTTTGACCATTCATCCCAATCGCCTTCGTTAGAACGTTTGTTGATAAGAGACAAATGCTCTTTTCCATCATCGCCAATATAAGTGGATTGCCCGCCTTCCTCTTTGATTGCAGAACCAAAAGGATTGTCGGGATCTTTCTTAATATTTTTGTCAATGGACTTAAGAACATCCAGTTTGGCAACATCTTTCGTTTTATTTGTGTTAAATATGACATCTACACCATCTGGCATATCAGAGCCATCAGAATAGACTGCCATACCTTTAATGTAGTGAGTCTTGTCGACTAATATACGAACCTGGGAATAATTAGACTCACCCAAAGATAAATCTTTAACACCACGACGGATTTCAACAACACCGTCTTTAGCTTTTCCTCCATCTTCAGCATAGCGAATCATAAGACGTTTAGAGTCCATAGATTCAGGATATCGGAAAGAAGGAACAAAAGTATCACCATCATCCGGACTAGTGTAATCCGTAATCTGATGAATTTGATCGTAATTGTAAATAGCGCTATGCTCAGTTCCAGGAGGGCAAAGGACTTTTATTGTCGTCATTTTTCCTTTGTTGTTTGCTTGAGGGACACGAGCACCATAGACTTCATAACCATTGAGTTCAAGAATTGTTAAAGCATCAGTCATTTTTGTTGCACTAATGCCTAATTCTCGTTCTGTTCCAGTTCCGACGTCTATCATTCCTCGGTCATCACATAATTTCTTTAAATTGTCAGCCGTCTTGTTGGCAATGTTCATTCTTGCTTCAGAATCACCATTAAGCAATGAACGAACTGTAGACTCACCAACTTCTTTGCCATTGAAATATTTCTCGCCAAGCTGTTTTCCAATCTCAACGTGGTTAAGTCCATCTTTTGTTAAACTCTTAACAAAAGAGACCATATCTCTACGACGATTGTCTTTGTCAATAGAATATAGGGCACGCATCTGCGTTGTGGAGAGTCCTTCACCTGCCGCAATGTCAGTATCATTCATACCTTTAGCTCTAAGCTCATTAATATGAGTATAAAAATCACCAGTATGTTGATACGGAGAGTCGCCAGAGCCCCAAGGATAACGTCCAGAATGTCTAGGCGTTCCATAGTGCATCAGATAGTCATTTATGCATGAAATGCCATCGCCACTGTAATCATCATCCATGGTTATTTACCCTCCTGTTCCAAATAAGCTTGAATCGTTTTAGTTCTCATAACAATAAGATCCATGTATTTCTCAATTTCTTCAGGTGTTGGATTAAATATGGCAACTTGCCCACTTTGATAAATACGCAATTCAGTAACAAACTGAGTCGGATTCTTATGATACTCCAAACAAAATAGAGCGGCATAAATAAGTAATTGCTCAACATGAGCTGGAATGGCTCCAGTCTTCAAATCGTGTATTCTTAGCACTTTCTCTATTTCATTGAAAGAAATAGCATCTGTCGTTCCAAAGCATTCCGGATTGTAATATAGAATAACTTCAGATGACATATGGAAGCCAATAGCATCATTGACGAACGGAATAAGATTGTTAAGAAAATCAGATGAGTCACAGCAATCCAAAGGAACATAAGCATGATAAAGAGTCATGTCGACCAGATTCTTGTCATGCTTTCCAATTCGTATTCTGCTCGCAATACAATCGTGGGCTAACTTATGAATAGCGGTTCCTGCCTGTGTTGCATACTGATTGTAATAACGTTCTTGAAACGTTTGATCGTTCCATCCTATCCAATGATAGTTGCTTGCTCCTAGAAAAGCGTGTTTGCCTTCTAATTCTTTGTGATTGTTCCAAATCATTTGCTTTCTCCTTTTTTTTGGTTTAAATCTTTTTAAAATAGGCAATCATTTCCTGTAGAGTTTGCTGCACATTCTCTGGATAGATGAAACGCCCAAATGATCCGCATTGATTTGCGTAATTGATGTAATAATCTTGATTAGGCCGATGAGGCGCATCCTTAGAAGCTTTCACTTCCAAATAACACCACTTAGGGCCATAATAAATACTGAGATCAGGTATGCCTTGCATGTAGTCGCAATCGTTTTTTAAGACAATTGAACCAGGCAAGAGATTCTGAATTGTTCGAATCAGTGACGCTTGAAATACACTTTCTCTCATTTTAAACCTCCATGATGAAAAATTAAAAGTACGAGTTGCCAAAGCAATATGATAGATTTAAAATGTTTGCGAAGCGTGGCTGAGAACTTGAGGTCACTCATTTGAAATTAGTTGTGAAAGGAGGGAATCCACTGACGCACACAGTGGTAACATCGCCCAACTAATTGACCACGCTTATAGGGAAAAATGTAAAATGAAAAGAATCTGTTGTGTAGGAAACACAACAATGATATGTTTGCCATTTTCAGGCCTTTATATCTTTCTTTCCATTAAAGTCTTTGTAAACGATGCGACTTGCTAAATTGTGGAAAAATAGACCAGAAGCCACTTTGTGACAAAAATCTCTTACTTTTCTATTATTGCATAAGGAAAAAAATTAACAAAAATATAAGAAAATAGGAAAAAAAGTGGTAAAGTGTCACAAACTCAATTTTGCATTCTTTACAATTGCCTAAAAACCTCGATGAATACTGAGGTTTTTGCAAAAAATAGAGTCATTGTAATCTGTGACGAAAATGTGACGAATCCATGTTTTGTGACACTTTTATTTCGTTATTCGGCAACATTTTTAACAATTGTTGCTTTAAAAACCCGAAATATTTTTGTCACAAACATGAAAACGTCACAAAAGTGTCACAAGAATTTTAGGGCAATTTATACCCGTTCAACAATCCAGCAACCGCAAGAAACATTAGGATCATTCAGATCATCGTAAATATTCTCATTAATTAATCTCCAAGGTCCTGCATGTCGTATCCTGCAAGGTTTTCCAACCTCGTAAGAAATGACTTTGGCAATGACTTCCTGAAGAGTTATGTAGAGATCTTTCAACTCCGGATCCTCAGTCAAATTTATCGGAAGCTTCTCTGACCAGGTTCTTAAGACAATCAATTGCATGGACTTTCTGACATGCTTTTCGCTGAGAACCGTGTTGCCATATTTTTTGATAAGGCCCACAAATTCGTCATCAATGCACTCAAACCAGTTATTGCTTGAGCTGTCAACTTTGAGTCCCTTAAGATTCTGGGCAACATTTTTCCAAAGATCTTTATCCTTGGCTTTACGATGCTCCGTAATCGTTAGAACCTTTTCGAAATTCTTGATAGATTCAGCATCTTTCTTAAGATACTTGTCCAATCTTCTTTTGGTTCTCTTGTCGAGATCCGCATGAAGCTTCTCATCAAACGTCTTCGGTTTATAATCATTACCCATAATTTTGTTTATCCTTTTAAAGATTTAAAGAGTTTATTCCTTCGTCTAGTTCGTCCATCAGTTTCATACAGACGTCGATTTCGCTTGCACAATTTTGTCCTTCTTCGGTGTTGAGATTGACATTGTCCATTTCCATGAGCATGATGATGTCGCGAAGATAAGAGAGCTTTTCCTCTTTTGTTTTGTAAGTGGAAAGTTTGGCTCTTATCTTTTCTTCGATTTCATCATTTGTCATAGCTGGTGCTTTCTTGCTCGCTTTGCTTTTCTATTCCGAGCGAATTTCTTTGCCCTCATAGGATTGCTTGGTTCGAGCATTTTTGGCATGCTATAATCTTCATAGCGGTACATATTATTCATACCTCAGCATGACTTTTGTCACGATCTTGCCGTCAGCCTGCAGTTTTTCAACTTGCTGCTTGGCGTAATCCATAATCATTCCAAGAGTCCACTTATCATCCGTCTGAGTGAATTCAACGCGCTTATCGTCAGCGACAATTCGTAAATTCCATTTCTTCATAAGTTAAAGCTCTCCTTTTAAGCTTTTTTACGAGGGTCTTTCGAAAAGTAATCGTGAAACGTATTTTTGGTATAGATGTTGATGTGAATTGTCCGGCGATCGTTCGGGCCAGAGATGTTGCTTGTCATATAGTTGTTGATGAATTTCTCCATACCTGAAACGGTTGTGAGCTCTTCAGATTTCATAACCTTTCCTTCAGCGATGTTGGAAACTCCATCAATAACGATATAATCTTTCGGTGACTCGTAATGAACGTAAGAAATTATTTGAGCTCCAGCATGAATCAGGGTAAGATAAGCCACTGCCAAATCCATGTTGGAAAAGTCTAGAATGCCGATATTTTCTAAAGTATTGTCCATACTATTTTCTCCTTTAAAGAGAGCACTTTCCATTGGAACTTCTATGAGAGAGGGTGCCCGAACTTCTCATAGTGTGATTACGGTTAGAATAACCATCAAGATGTAAGGAGACGCCTACTCTCTGTGCGAGTTTATCCAGATGGCTAATACAATCGTTTATGGTTGTATGGCTTTCCCTCTCTGGTCATTTGTGTCTTCCTAACATCAGCATCCAGTGAAGACCTTTGGGAATCCTGGAGCAGTTGGAGGGTGCTGACCCACAGAGTTCTCAAATAACGCTTTGAACTTTGGCGAGTTTTTACGGGATAAGGACCCTGCAGAATCCTATTACCTCTCCCACGAATATGGTTTTAGAAATGATTCCCTCCTTTCGGGAATATATTTCTTTTGGTAGTCCATGAGGGACTTGAACCCACGACCCCGGCCTTATAAGGACCATGCTCTAACCTCCTGAGCTAATGGACTAAATGGCTACCGTCTCACAACATCATCACTCAGGTATGGGGCGAGAGCAAAGATGGGGTGTGAAATTTGGGCGTTAGATTTGTTCGTAAACGGTTTTCGGATCAACTCAAAAAGACATTCAAAGTCCTATTTTTCTTGTTCAGCTCGACAGACTCCACTTGTTTGGAAGTATAGCCTGTGTATTTTTTGACAAGACCCATCATGATTGCATGACATTCCGAAGGACTCGGATTTTTTTTCACGGAATACCATTCTGATAATGTTGTATGCAGACAGAGAAGTTCCGTGGCCATTTACTTCTCCTTGATGACTTCAATCGGCATTCCGACAGCTTTGGCATAGGAAAGAATGAAGGGGGTTGTTGCTTCCTCTTCATAATTTTCTATCTTAGCAATATCGATAGCTTTGAAACGAATTTTGTTGGCTAGTTTGGCAATAGTTAAGCCTTTAGATTTTCTGCTTTCTTTTAGGCTTTCAATAATATGGATGTAATTACTTGCCGTAGGATACTTGGCAAGCAAACCATGAATTTTCTTAGTAAAAGACGAATTTTCAAATTGTTGTTTCATTTTTTTTATTCCTTAAAAGTTAAAGAAAATAGATACAGATGCTGAAGAATCAGAATTTGATATAACATGTGTTTATTCCTTTGAAAATAAGCGCGTTTTAGAAATATGGTTCAAGGTCCATACTTCATGGTACGCGCAATACCATTGACTCTGTCAGATCGCAACATGTCAAGTCAAGGAGGACTCGTCTAGCAGAGTAGGTTTATTTGGTTTT